ATCATGCAACAAACAGTTCTTTTTAAAGCTCCCGGGCGCAGCTCAAACCGCCCAATCGTAATCTTGACCGGCCTCGACATCGATGCCTCATCGACAAAGTCGCTTCGCCCTGCGAAGAACTCTACAACCCCTGTCAGTGTACGCCTCTCCCGCGCCCTCTCGAAGGCATGGAACTGGACGCGGTGCAACTGTACGCCGGTGCGCATCATCCGCGCCACATTCTCGGGAAAGGTCTCGACCGTCGTGGCCGTCCTCGTTCTTGCCGCCATGTACTGGCACATTCTATCAATAAACAACACAATCGAGTCGCAGGAAGCCGTCGCCTTCGATTGCCTTCTCGGCATGCCCTGGGGCATTGTCTGGGCTATTCGAGCCACACGTATGCCGATGCCGGAGGAAGGAGGTGAAGAATAATGGCTAAAACTGTTCAATACCGCTTCGAGTCGTTCCTTTACCCGGCTCACGTTTCTCGCATCGAGCTCGAAAAAGGCGAAGCTGACTGGGTGTATATCCGTCGACAGGCTCATAAGCTCGCCGACGAGCGAGGCGAACAGGTCATGCTCTACGTCTACAATGACTATTACCACCGGTGGGATTACATCGGCAAGGCTCTCCCGGGCGGCGAATGGTACGACTTTAATGGCCACGGACCCTACGAACTCTCCGCCGATGGCCGCAACCACTTCAAGAAAGGAGGCGCAAAATGATGTTCTTCTTCGATACCGTGCAGATCTTCTCCACTTCGGGTAAGTCTGCCAAAGGACAATACCTTCAGGAGATAGCAAAGCGCTTCGAGGACGTGCTTGTGCAGGGCGATGACGCTCCCTTTAAAATCGCCATAGCGTTGCAGGAGCAAGCCCGTATTGCCGACAGCCGGTTTTCTCGTGGCCGTGCTACTTACGTCGACCATGTAATCGACCGCTCTGAGAACTACGGCCAAATTACAGCCTACCCGGTCTCCGATGGTGTCGATTTCGACAAGCAGCCATACTTCCGCATGTTCTACCACCGTGTGGCGCGCACGGCTACAATCCCGGAGGCCGTCGCTCTTACAAAAGGAGGTGCCAAATGAAAGCCGAAATCTCCATAAGCCGCCGCGACGTATATTCGACGGACGGCAGCTTCGACTCGTCCCTCTACGAGGTCCAGGCGAATATCGGCGACGAGTACATTCAGGATATCCAACTGGAGTGCGCCGAGGACCTTATCACTCTCCGCGATGCCCTCTCTGAATACATCGAGCGAAACAACTTAATACCAACCTACACTAACACTGAACAACAATGAGCATGAATGACCGCCTTGATGCCCTGCGCAAAGGAGTCGAGGGCATCAGGAAAGATAAAGAAAACCCCGTCGACCCCAATGCAGTAATCCTCGGCCGCTTCCTCGAGGGTTATGTACCCGTCGACCAGTTCGGCCCCGGAGTTACCGTTATGTCGACGGACGATATAATTACGGCCCTCTCCGACATGGCCGATATTTCACAGTCCGACGTGAACCGCGTTCTGGCCGTTCTCGGTTACAAGCCCGGCCACAATTCCGCCGGCTCGTTCGGATGGCTCCTGAAGCACATCGAACTCTGATTGTCGCTGAACATTTTTCAAACCAGCGCCGCCCCGATATCACATCGAGGCGGCGCTTACTGTTGATAGGATGCTATTGTTGGCACTTACTGACGTGATGTCGGTAATTGATAACATCCGCACAAACTATTTATTATCCTATTGGAAGCTATATGTATATACATCTTCTTTCGCATGTATATGCGCAAAGAGTGGTATTATAAGCGCAAAGTTAGCTATTGTCAAGGTCTTAAGCAAACATTTGCGGGCGCACTTATCCACACTCCTCCGACCGCTTCGCGGCTCTCCCCCGCGTCCCCAAGGCAGGGAAGATTGGAGAAGGTGCAGCCGTGCGTCCGTACCCGCGCACAACCCACATCTCGACCATCGTGGGGGCGCGGGGGCACATGAACCTTTTTACCCTCTTACATTTCGGGTAAGATGTTATTATTCAGCTTTTTATGTTCCACGTGAAACAATTCCCAATAATATTTTTTTTCTTGTGTGTAATAAAGTAAAAATAAAAGTACATTCGTACAGAGAGCGCGTTTGCGTTTGTAAATCAGCGGCTTATATAGCGCACTAATTTTGCACTTTTCGGTACGTCTGCACTAATGTACAAATTTGCCGATGACCGGCACTTTCAGCGCACTTTTCAGGGTGGAAAAAGTGCGCTTTTACTCCGCTGATACTGCGCCGTTTACGAAAAAGCGCACGAATGTACGACCGAAAACGACCTACCGCTTTGCTTTTTCCAACAGATGCAGAAGCAAATTCGGGAATTGTTAATGTAAATTTAACCATCCCCGAAATTTTTACTTAACTTTGCACTTAGTTTTCAATAGGTTTTCTCTTCAGCTCCAGCGTATGTCAAATTACAGCATCTACCTTAAAGTTCCTTCATACCTCGACCAATGGCTCCGGCACGACTACTGGAACCCCGTAACCGGCCGCGTCGAATTCGAGCGCGGCAGCAACATCCATTCAATCCTCTCCACTTTCTTGCGCAGACAGCCGCACGGATTCGACCCGGGCGACGTGTCGGAGCTCCTGCCTGTCGAGGTCCCCACCTTTAAGGGCATGAACCCCGACCAACACAATTACCTCGGCCGCGACGGCCAGAAGGCGGTCGTGTCGGCAATCAAACGTAATTTCAAAACGTGCATCGACAAGGAGCTGTCCGTTTTCTACAATCAGGACATTTCAATCACTGACATCATTTATGCTTTCATGGAGACTCACGGCATCGACAAGACGGAACGCAACTGGGAAGCGATCCGTCAAATGTTCTACCGTCAGCGCGAAAAAAGCCTAAAATCAAATGGCGTTAAATAGTGTTAAATTTCATTGATTAACGCATTGATTTTTACCAAACTGCACATTTCCCCCAAACCAAACAAAACGCCCAAACCGTCCAAAGGACGCTTTGCTCCGCTAAATTAAAACACCCGCAAAGAAAAACGAACGCTCATGCAAACTAACACTCTCCCCGGCATCGTCAAAATTCAAATGGTGCGCTGCTCCGACATTCAGCCGCATGTAATGTATGCTTCAATCAGCGGAGCGCTCGTCGCCCTGGCACTCCCTGCTGTTACCGTTAAATTTTACGGGCAGCCTTCTCTCAAATGGGATGGTTCAATAGTAAATGGCTCACGTCAGGAAAAATCAACCCTCGAATTTTCAACCAACGAGAAACTGCCCGAAGGCGAGTGGCTGGCCTTCGTTCTCACTGTGGCCTCGGGCAAACAGTATCTCGTAGGCGCACGCGAACCTAAATACCCGATAATAAATTACACCGATACTGCCGGCTCCCCTGACGGCGACGCGGCCCTGCGTACTTACAAGATAACGCATGTGGCCCAAAAATCGGTGCTTCCCTGCGTTTTATAGTCTTTTAGCGGCCCCAGACAGGTCGCTAATTTTGTGGCATAATTCATTACGGAACTATGCCTAAAAATTACAACCTTTTCCTTCGAGGCACTGTCGGCTATTGGGATTTCAATGCCGACATGGTTAACTACGTCCTTGAAAAACACAAGGACTCCGAGGTAAAAGTTCTGATCAACAGTCTTGGCGGTGATACAGACACCGCGCTCTCTATCTCCTCTCTCTTCAAGCTTCACGGCAATGTGTCGGTTCACTTTGTCGGCATGAACGCCTCGGCGGCCACAATCGCCGCCATGGGCGCAAAACATGTCAGCATCGATGCCGATGCGCTCTTCCTGGTCCACAAATGCTCGGTTCTCGTATTCGAGTGGGATTACATGAACGCCGACGAACTCGCTGCTCATATCGCCGAGCTCGAAAAGATGAAGGATGACAACTCGACAATCGACGGCTGCATCGCCGGCTTATATGCCAAGCGCTGCAAGAAGACGAGGGACGAGTTGCTGTCCCTGATGAAGACAGGCGCGTGGATGACGGCTCAGCAAGCCCTCGAATGGGGCTTTGTCGACGAGATTACCGACAATGCCGACGATAAGGAACCCGAGCCTTCTCCTGCAACTGTGTCCTCGATGGTTTCGGCCGGAATACCGCTCCCGCCCAATTTCAACAAGAAGAAAGGCTCCATTATGGAGCGCTTCTTCTCATTCCTCCAATCTTCATTCTCAACCCAGGCACCCGACAACGACCCCGAGGGCGCCGCAAAAAAATCTCCAATCATGGCTAAAATCACAGCTCTCTCTGCGCTCCTGGGCGCTACGCTGGCGATGTCGGATGACAAGCTCACTCTTTCGGCCGAGCAGGTCGACAAGGTTAACGACACGCTCGACGAGAACAAGAAGACCATCGACTCGCTCAATTCCTCTGTCGCCGACAAGGACAAGGAAATCGCGGATCTCAAATCTTCTATCGCCGAGAAGGACAAGACCATCGCCGACCTTCGCAAGGAACCCGCTGCTCCCACTTCGGGAGTCGTCGACACCAAGAAGGACGATGACCCCTACGCTCCCGTGTCGGAAGCCGATGCGCTCGCCGCTTCCAAGGCTTTCATGGAAGCTTCTCTGTAAAACCAACCTAATCCTCTCTCCACAATGGCAAAAATCAAAATCTCCGATGACGTTCTTGAGGATTACAAAAAGACCGCCATCAAATGGGAGCCGACCCTGCTCGACCTTCCCATCCGCGCTGCCATGGATGTGCTCAAGTACATGCACGGCATTACCGGCCTTCGAGGCAAACAGCGTTTCGGCGAGATAACCGCTGACTCGCAGTTCGCTCCCTTCTCCAAGACCCGCAAGCAGAACGCCGACGTCAAAATCAAGTACCGCGAAATCGAAACCTTCCTCGGTAACGTTATCGACGAGTTCTCGCCCGTCGACTACGCTTTCCTCACTATGGGTTACGATGACCCTATCCTCGGCGAAAAAATCAAGGGCGCTTCTACAACCGCCCTCGTGCTGTTCCACCTCGCAAAGGCTCGCGGTCAGCATATCGCCCAGGCCGTTCTTACCGGCAAGCGCAATGCCGAAGGTACCACAACCGAAGACCTCTGCGACGGCCTCGTTACCATCGCAGAGAAGGAAATCACTGCCGGCACAATCTCCACCGAGGTCGGCAACCTCATCAAGCTCTCCGACGCTTTCACGATGGAGAATGCCTGTGATCTTCTCAAAGAAGAGGTTGTGTTCAAGCTCAACCAGTACCTTCGCCGCGAGAACAACGTCCTGCTCTGCGCCCCCGAACTCGTCGACATGTACAACGAGTCGTATCAGGCTACTCACGCCACCCTCAACTACAACACGGCCTACAATCAGCCGTATGTCGAGGGTTCGAGCAACCGCCTCACTCTCGTAGGTCTTCCCGAAATGGCCGGTCAGAAGCACCTTATCCTCACGCAGAAGGACAATATGCTCTGGGCCACCGACAACAAGAGCGACGAGTCTTTCGTCGACATCATGCGCACCGGCCACTACGACCTCTCTTTCGCTGCCAATATGTTCCTCGGCACCCAGTTCCGCACCATCGACCCGCGCCGTCTCACCATCATCGAGTGCGCCGAGCCCAAAAAACCGGCTGCTCCCGAGTCCGGCAGTACCGAGGGCGGACAGGACAATGGTTAAACCTCTTAAACAGTTCTATCATGAGCAAATGTACTTCCGTTCTCAAAAAAATGGACTGGTGCCAGGGTAAGCCTGTGCTTCCCGGTGTGCGTCGTCGCGCATGGGTAATCGCGGCCAACGATGTCCTCGAAATCCCCGATTTCACACGCGATGAACTCGGCCGGCCCACCACTGCCGTCCGCAAGGGTAACATAACCCTTGCCGAAGGCGCAAAGTGGCTGCCTATCGACCATCTCGCCGACAAGGCCGAGCCGAAATCCGACCCCCAGGGCGAATTCCCCTCGCAGACCTTCAACAACCAGCTCACTATCGTTCATCCCGAAGTCGGCCCCGAGGCCACGGCTGCCATAACTCCGTTCCTCAATACCGAGGTTTACGTCCTCATCGAGGACATGTATGGCCGCTTCCGTCTCTTCGGCTCCAAGAACTGGCCCGCCAAAATCGCTCCCTCGCAGGCTCTCGGTCAGGGCGCTACCGGCACATCGGCTACTACGCTGACCGTTACCGCCACCGACGAAGTCTCCATGCCGTTCTACGAGGGCGAAATCCCCACCGAGGATGGCACCATCAACGAGGGAGGCGCCGGAGCCGGAGTCTAAATCTCTTTCCGGGAGCCTGCTCGATGACGTGGCCGACATTCTTGCCGATGTTGAGCCTATCGCCTCCGACCCGGCTCTCGGCGAGATTTCTCCGAAGCATGACATCTTCGCCGTTGAGAAGCGCAAATCATGGGACAAGTCAACGGAGGCCCGATGTAATTTCGAGTTCCGTCCGCGAATAACACCCCGTGCCGGGCTGTGGTTCCTCTCGCTCTGGCAAAAGTCCCTGATGGGCCGCACCCTCACTGAAATAAAGTCCGACCCGGCTGAAATTCCGCATTTCGCGGAGGCCGTGTCGGACTTTTTAATTCGTGTCCTCGGCCCTTCGCTCGCTTCCGGCCACTGGTGCATCTGCACCTCGCCCAAGCGTAGGCACAAGGAAAGAAATTTTGCCTCTCTTATTTGCATGGAAATCCACGAGCGGCTGAAAATTCCTTTCTATGAAGATGTTGCTTTTTGCCATTCACGTCAGCGTATTAACGCGGTCTTCACTCTCAACCGCCTGCCCGACGAGCCTAACGTTATCGTTTTCGACGATTTCGTTACAACCGGCTCAACGCTCAGGGGTATGCACGAACTCCTTTTGCCGTATAACAAAACCCTGTTGTTCATCGCAGGGATAAACAACAAGCTATGATAAATTTAGAACTCACTCCCAAAATAAAAGAATGGCTCGCCGCTGACCCCGACAAGCGCGATTTGAAAGCCGGTGCGGAGCTGCTGCTGCGCATTACACGCAACCGCATCCTATATGCCAACATCATGCGAAACCCCGTGGCGAAAGCCTCGCTCCTCGAATATCATCTCCAGAAGATATTAAAGAACCGGCTTATCGACACAACCCACGAGGAAGTGAAGCTCCTGATGGGCCAGGTAGATGCCATCGCCTCAGCTCGCGGCCTCTCTGCGTCAACACGCACACCGTTCCAGAACGGCAAGCGTGCCGACCATGACGAGCTGCCCGACGAGGTCAAGCAGCTCTATGTTGATAATGCCGAAATCATGCGACGTATGCGCGAAGCTCATACACGGCTCCGCATGATCAATCCGCAAAACTCGACATGCCCGGACTCGGACCGCTATCCGCTGGCAAAGGCTATTATCGAGTATGACAGGCGTTATCGCGACAACTGGAACGTCTACGACCACTATGTCAAAGGCACTCCGATGGCTGCCACTGTCAAGGCCGTAGACGAACGAACCGCGCAGAAAAATCTCGTCAAGACAATCAACTTGCTTCTCGGCAAGTATGCCAAGAACCCCTCGGACTCTGCAGCAGACCGCATACGCTCTATATGGGCGCAGATTGAGGCTCCGTCCGATACGCTGCGCAAGAAAATGACCGAAGCTAACCTCTTATGAAGCACTCTGAGCTCATAACTTCGGTACTTCGGCCTCTCGCCGACAAGCCAAATCAGGCGTATCTGAGCAACATGCTTCAGGTGGCCGACGTACTCCAGTGGATTTTGGACCAGACCGGCCCCGCGCATGTGCAGATGACCTCTTTCTCGATTTCCGAAGAATTTCTCCGACGGATATTCTTCATCGAGAAAGCTAAGCTCATCAGCTCGCTCGACATCGTCCTCGATTTCAAGGCCACAAACAAGACTCTTATCTTGTGGCCCTTCATCGCCCAGACTGTCGAAAACTGCTACCTCGCGTCGAACCACTCGAAAATCCTGCTTGTGTTCAACGACAAATGGTCGGTCTCGGTAGTCATGTCGCAGAACCTCACTCGCGGCAACCGCTTCGAGTCGGGCTTCATCTCTACCGATATAGCTGTTTTCGACAGCTTACATCAGCAAGTCGATTATGTAATAACCCGTCAATCCGTTCCTTTCCATGAAGTATTCGCCCGCGCAGTTAGAGAAAATTGAGCAGTTCGCCCAGCTCTACACCAAGCCTTCTGAAATTGCCATTTACCTCGATGTCCCGGAGGAAGAGTTTAAGGCCGATATTGCCTCAGAAGGGCATCCGGCCCGCAAAGCCTATATCAAAGGGAAACTCTCGCAGAAGCTCGAAATCCGAAAGCAGATGGCCACTCTCGCCCGCGTCGGCTCCCCGGCCGCAATCGAGATGTCCGAAAAGGCTTTGCTCGATATGGAAGATGACGAATAAGCGGCTGAAAACTCGGTTTTCATCCTTATTCGGTCAAAATTGTACGAATTAAGCATAATAAAATCATCTTAAATGGCCTCTTTGCCCTCTCCTCTCGAAGCCTGTAAAGCCGACCTCCTCGCGTCCGACGATGAACTTAAAGAGAAATACCCTCTTTCCATCGCCGAGCGCGTCATGCGTCTGCGCGAAATGTATAACTACTGGCTGAGCAACCCGTCCATGAAGGACCGGCAGCTCCGCGATGCTATCATGTCGCGTTATGATGTCTCGCAGTCTACCGCCTACGCCGACATAAACATCATTCATCAGCTCGTGCCGCTGCTCTCGACGAAGTCAAGAGATTTCCACCGGGCACGATACAATGAAATGATCCTTGAAACTTACAACATGGCGAAGGCCCGTAAGGACACCAAGACAATGGAACGTGCCGCAACATCTTACGCCAAGAACAATCGCGTCGACCTCGAAGACGAGATGGCTATGCCTTACGACGAGATTGTAATCCAACCTTTCTGCGCAACGCTCGATGTCCGCGTCCTCGGTCTCAAACCTATTCCGGATGTCTACAACCATATCGCGAAGCTCACAAAAGAGCTGTCTCGCGATTTTGTCGACATTCAGGATGTGGAATACGAGGAAGCCGACCTTGAAGAAGATATGTTGTTCCCCGATAAAGACCCGAAGCCAGATGCTACAGACGAACCCTAAGGCTACGCCTACATATTTCAACCGTCCGCAGTTACAGGCCCAGTATGTGGCGGCCCGCAAGACTGTTATTGTCGCCGGCCGCCGTACCGGCAAGACCGACTCAATCGCCGCCCCATACTCCCTTAAAATGATGCAACGAATGCCCGGCTCCACCGGCGGCGTTGTGGTGCCTACGTTTAAACACGGCCTCACAAACACACTCCCGGGATTGTTCGCCGCGTGGCGCCGCTGGGGCTATAAAAAGGGTGTTCACTTCGTTGTAGGCCGCCGCCCGCCTAAATCTTTCAAACAGCCCATCACTGATCCCGAAGACTGGGAACAAGTGATTTCTTTCTATAACGGCAGTATTGCCGTTATCCTTTCACAGGACCGACAGGGAGCCGCTAACTCGCTGACGCTTTCGTGGATCCTGGTCGACGAGGCCAAATTCATTGACCCAGTGAAGCTGTATCAGGAAACATTTCCGGCTAACGGCGGCATCAAGACCCATTTCGCCCGACACTCCTTCAACCATGCTTCGCTAATACTCTCCGACATGCCGCAGAGCAAGAAAGGCTCGTGGTTCCTGGAGTGCGAAAAGGAAATGGACCCTGAAATTATCGCGGCTATCGAGGCCGGCGTTTACGAGATTTGGCGCTTAAAGCAGAAAATCCTCGAAATGCGTAAGCAGGGCGTGGAGCCCCCTGCTTATCTCCGCAACCATCTGCGCCGCCTCGATGCCAATATCAACCGGCTCCGTTCGGTAGCTACTTACTACCGCGAATATTCCTCGGTCGAAAATATCGAGCTGCTGGGCGAACAGTATCTCCGCGACATGAAACGCGACCTAACGCCGCTTACTTTCCAAACCTCTATCATGTGCAAGAAAATCGGCATCGCTCGCGATGGCTTTTACTCGTCCATGAAAGAGGACCACAAGTATAACGACAGCGATTTCGAGTATCTCGACTCGCTTGGTTATGACTTCGAGCCTGAGGCTGTCGACTGTCGTGCCGACCGCGACCTTAACCGTTACGCTCCTATCTGCATCGGCATGGACTACAATGCAAATATCAACTGGATTGTAGCCGGGCAGCCTGACGAACGCCTTGGCCGTCTCAACGTCATCAAGTCGTTTTATGTGAAATACGAGCGTAAACTGCCGGCCCTTATCGCCGAGTTCTGCCAATACTACGCTTTCCATGGCGAAAAGACAGTAGTATTTTACTATGACTCTACCGCCCTCGGCTCCAATTACGCCGTTAATGATGTCGATTTCCGATACACCATCATTCAGGAATTCGAGCGCCATGGCTGGCGCGTTATCCCGGTGCCGCTCGGCAACCCTATGCGCCACGATGAAAAGTACAACCTTATCAACCGTGGCTTTGCCGGGCGTAACCGCCTCACGCCTTATTTTAACCGCCAAAATAATGATGATCTTATTCTGGCTATCCAGTCGGCCGGCATAGAACGCGGCCGCCTTGGCTTCCGTAAAAATAAGGCCGGCGAGAAACTTGCGGAGTCCGAGGAAGACCTTCTCGAACACCGCACCGACGGCACCGACGCTTTCGACACGCTGTATATCGGATGCGAACGCCGCCCTTATTCGGGCGTCGCTCTTATCGATACAGGCGGCGTTTTGTAGCTCCGCTTGTCTTTTACCGTGCAGTCGTACATTCGTACTTTTGCATCGTTAATAAACCTCTCTCCGCTATGTCCAAAACAGTAACTATCGTCAAACGACGCCTCACAGCACAGTCAGTTCTGGCCTTTGTGCTGGTCGTGTTCGGCATGGTCGTTGTCATGTTGGCACTCTATATGCCGCCCGTGGGTGAAATCCACCCATCGGTTATTACCGTGTTCGGCATGTTGCTCGTAGCCGCCGGAGCTTTCCTTGGCATCGACCTTAATTTCCAACTCAAAGCTTTCCTCGAAACTATCCGGGATCGCGAAATCTCTAATCCTACAAACAATGAAGCCGTTTGAACTACGCCTCGCCGAGTTGCACAGCCGCAACGCACGGCATGTCAAAAATCTTCGCGCCTTCTGCGATGATCAGAGCCGTTTCAGTCGGCTCGACTCCGAAGACCAGTCATTAATCATTTTGCAGCTCGAGCACATGGCTGCTCTCGATGAAATCCTCGAGAAGCGCATGCGCCGCCTTAAAATCCCGGTATGATGAGAAATATTAAATACATCGCTGTGCATTGCACTGCCGGCAATCAGCGCAATAAAGCCGCTGATATTGTGTCGTATCATACCCGCCCTAAATCAAAAGGCGGCAAAGGCTGGTCTAATCCGGGCTACCATTACATAATCGAGGCCGACGGCACCATTGTCAACACATGGCACATCGAGCAGTCGAGCAACGGCGTGGGCCCGCAATTCAATCCTGTAACCATTAATGTTTGCTGGATTGGCGGGGTCGATACGTCGAAGAAAGAACTTCCGCCTGTCGACAACCGCACGCCCGCCCAGAAGGTTTCGCTCCGCGCTCTCTTGGCCGGTCTTAAAAAGCAGTTCCCTAATGCCATTATTCAGGGACACCGCGACTTCCCGAATGTGCATAAGGATTGCCCTTGCTTCGACGCTAAATCCGAATATTCCGATTTATGAAACGCTTCCTATCTGAAATCTTCCTGACCATATTGCTGACTTGCGCAATATGCTCGTGCCGGTCATCGAAGCAATCGTCCTTCCAATACTCCGACACAACCTCGGTATCTGCCGCCGGGTCTGTCTCCACGCTCTCGAAAGATGAAATCCTCTCTCTCATCTCCGCTTCCCGTGAGCTGGACTTGTCGGGTATCAAGGTCGAATTCTTTCCACCTGACTCGGTACACCCTGACACCCGTGCCGCTCCCAAGTCGTTAACCATCGAGACCGCAAAGGCAAAGGAGTCGACTGAACAGGCTACCAAGGAAACGGCAGCCGTCGACGAGCAAAAGACTGTAAATCTTTCAGCCCAATCCGCAGCTTCTTTGCAACAGGACACCCAAAGCGATAATGACTTCCTACGACCCTCAGACTGGGTGATCTTCGTCTCGGTATTAGGCGCAATTCCAATCGTAATCTTCTCCATAATCTTCACAATCAAACACAAATGACACTCTGTTCTGACAAACGTGGCTTCGACAAGACGCTCCATTTCATAATGGGCCTTGTTATAGCTCTCTTCGTCGGCGTTATCTTCGCTCACATTCCACCTCACTTGCCCTGGTTGTCTGTGGCCGTGGCTCTCGCTGCTGTGGCTGTCATCGGCTTCATCAAGGAGCTGCACGACTCCAACTCAAAGGGTAACCATTTCTGCATTTGGGATTGGCTCTGGACGCTTTCAGGCGGCTTCGCTATCTGCTGGCTACCATGGCTCGCGGCCTACCTATTGGCTATCGACGGTTAACTCATTCTTCTCTCTCCTTTTTTATTGTCAGGTCGTTCTCGGGTATTCCGGGGGCGACCTTTTGTTTTTGGGAGTCTCCCTTCGGGCCGGGCTTTCATGCTCCGCACCGAGCCTATAGTCTCGGCCATAAGGTTTCAATCCCTGACTCGGTCCTCTTGCACTTTATTGATTTCTGCTTGCACCGGCCACTGTGAACCTGACGGCTGTGCATGGCTTGTGCTTCCCTATCCATTTTTCCCGGTGCCCTTGTATCGGTTCCTGATTTGACCGCTATTTCCATCGCAAAGTTAGGGCAGACACGCACACGGCAAATTAAGTGGCACTTCATCTGAAAAATCATCCTCATTGCACTACGGTATTTTTCGCTGAAAATTTGCCTCTCTGTGCTTTTCGTCCACCCTCAAACAGCAATGTAAAAGCTAAATCAAACTCGATAACAAGGACGAAAAATGGAACAGAAAATCATGAATAAAGTACAGCCTACAGGCTCACAGAAGCCTGAAATCAACAAAGAACAAGAGCTTGTAAAAGCTGCTCACCTCTCCTCCAATCCGATAAATGGTCAATCCAATAACGGCACGGCTCATTTTGAGGTCGAAGTCGAAAAAGCGTTTTTCCGCATCTTCTTCGGTTGCTAACTAACTAAGTCATTAACTCCTAAAAACATTTTCACCATGTCACAGACAGCCAACACCACCGCCAACACTAACACCGCTAACAATCTCTTTGCCGCAGCCGCAGCACTCCCCACGCCCGTATGTGTTACGGCGTTCATCGCTCCGCAGTCGCTCATCGAGCTTTCCCTTTATGCTGACGGCACGAAAGCCGTAGCAGAGGGCGAAGCCGTCGCCCCTGCCGTCGTCAGCGTCGGCACATACATGTCGGACCGCTCAATTTGGCACATCTGCAATTTTACCAATGCCGCCAATGCCCTTAACTATGCCTTTATGCTCAAAGGCGAAAATTGCCCCATCTCTAAAAATGCCTTTGCACTCCTGCAAGCCGAAATCAAGCGCACAGGCGCAGTCAGCAATCGCGCAAAGGCTCGCGCAGAGGCAAAGCAGAAAGCCGAGGCAGAGGCCGCACAAGCCGCAGAGGCCACCGAGGCCGCCAATGTCGAACAACAGCCCGAACCCGAGCCGAAAGTCAAAGGCATCGCGGCCACGCCCCTAATGAAGCAGTACATGGAAATGAAGAAAAAGCACCCCGATGCAATCTTACTTTTCCGCGTAGGCGATTTTTACGAACTGTTTTGCGAGGATGCAGTTACCGCCTCGGATGTCCTCGGCATTACCCTGACACGCCGCGCAAACGGCAAAAAGAGCAGCATCGAACTCGCTGGCTTCCCCCACCATGCGCTCGACACATACCTCCCCAAGTTAGTGAGGGCAGGGCATCGCGTAGCCGTCTGCGAACAGCTTGAAGAGCCGAAAGTCAGAAAGCGCACCAAAAAGGTCGAGGCCGAGGCATAAATCACCGCTCCCGAATGTTGCTCCCGACATGATTGTCGGGAGCTTCGAGGGAAACCGGCCACGGCGCTCGGAGTCCTCCTTGCGCCGTTTGTCTTTTATTGCCCTGTCTGTTACCGCTATTTTTGTAGCATGGAAACGCAAATAGACCAGTCATATCTTGAACTCGAGCAGTACGTCCCGACATCGAGCGTGCCTAACATTACGGCTCGCACTGACAAGGTGCGCATCGACGTTTCGCTGTCATGCGAAAACGGGCTCGATGGCGAAATAGAAACCTTCTATTCGACATCTCTCTATCCCTTCAATGGCGTAGCCGAACTGTCCGATGTCGGCACCCTTGTCGAGGAATATTTTCGCCTGCGAAATAAGGTAACCGATTTAATTACTATCTCTTTTGACGGCGTTTCAATCGATGTGCATTTCCTCTATTGCGAATATCGTATGCCATACGATTTCGCAGCTGACAAAACTTTCTTCCTCTCGTCCATGGTGCAACGGGTTCATCAGGACTCTATCATAGCTATTGCGGCCTTTAACCATGGCTCTGCCTTTCCTTTCGTCATAAAGGCTGTGGGCCATGCCGAGGCCGACAATCAGCTCGTGGCCGTTGAAAAATCAGTGCAACAGGCATTTTTCAACGGTGTGGCATATTTTAACGTGGCCGATATTATTCTTTGGGCGCTCAATAAGACCGAGGATGAAGTCGGTGTCGATTTACGCGATGTGATGTATTTCAGCATCGAGTATGCCGGCATTCAGAAAATGTGCTACATCGTCCCGGCTCCGGCTTATCTCACTTTCTCTTTCCGCAATGCCTTCAATGTGGAAGAATTTATCGATGTCGTGGGCGTGATGACAACCAAGACGAATGTCTCTCGCGATGTCGCTGTCTGCAATGGCATATCCAAACAATATGATCGCACTATCGAGCGAACATATCAGATACAGACCGAAGCTCTCACTCCCGACGAGGTTAAAATCTTTGAGCAGTTCCTGGCATCACATAGCGTTTCCCTGTGGCTTGACGGCGACGATTACACCGTGAACATTGAAGACCATACTTGCGAGCCCAGCTCGGCCGATGACTCCCTGACCTCAATAAAGTTTTCATGGCGCTTCGATGACAACCGTCCGCACGTCTTCGACTCGCTCATGGACGGTGTCATGCCTAATCGCCGCCAAATCTTCAACGATACATTCTCGCCCGAATATGAATAGTGCTATACACATATCCACCGCTCGAAAAATGCTCGATGCAGGGCAGCCGGTAACGCTTACCTATGTGAAGAAAAACGGCCAGATTTTTACGGCTAAAAATGTCGTATCGCTCCGATATGACTTTTACACCGGCCTTCGGACTATCAAGCTCCTGCACAACGGGCAGAAAAAAACGATACATGATGTCTGCATCATAGGAATAAATGATTTTGAAGTATTCCTTTAATCTCTAAATTTCACTCTCTCCCAATGGATAACCATATTTTTGACTGTTTCTCTATCGAGAACCTACCAATGAGCAACGCTCGCGTAGCCTTTGTTACGAAGACTACCGAGGTGTTCCGCGACTCTGGCCGCTATGAAACGCGGCAGACCCCGGACGGCAAGGAATATGTCTCATGGGGCGGCGATAACCAGCTCCCTTATTCGATTATCAGATATATCGAGGAAGACGAGACACTGTCGACTTGTCAGGTGTTCAACGCCGAGGTCTGCTATGGCTCCGGCTTGCGATACTGCACCGAGGAAGCATCGCAGAAAGTTAAGGACGAGGTCGAGGATTTCCTTATCGACAACCCTCTCCCTGATTATTTCCTCGGCGTGTGCCAGGACCTCAAGCACTTCAATTTCGCCGTGTCCGTTATCATCATGAACGAGGATGGCGACCGTATTGTGGAACTGCACCGCAAGCCGGCATGTTATTGCCGTTTCGCTCCTGCAGATCCTAAAACCGGCCGCCTCACGAAAATTATCTTCGGCCAGTTCCGCGACACGCAGCCGGGCGATAATTTCGAGGAAATCGAATTGCTTGACCCTCGCTCTCCATGGCGCGACCTTCAGCAGCGCATGGGGCTCCGGGCCTCGCGCTCTGACTCCGCACCCACCAAGACACGCAAGTTCGCAATCCTTACTCGCTTCCCGGGCGTTGACTCGCCTTATTACCCGATACCGCACTATGCGGCCCTGTTCAAAGGCTCGTGGTACACAATCAAGCGTCTTATCGGCGAAGCCAAGAAAAGCAAGCTCCAGAACGCGGCTCCTATCAAATACGTTATCGAGGTCTCGCCTCGATACTGGGATAACCTTTTTAAGGAACGCCGCATCTCGCGCCCGGAAGATCAGCTCGCGCTGATGAACGAGAAGAAGCGCGAAATGCTGGAGTTCCTGACAAACCACGAGAACACCGGCTCGGTTCTTTTTACCGGCAAGTCTATCTCCCTCGACGGAAAAGGCGAAACTCCTGACATCACTGTCAACTGCATCGACTCGAAGAATAAGGAAGGCGGCGACTGGGAGTCTGACATCGCCGAGGCCGTGAACATGGTGTGTTTTACCATGCGCGTCCACTCGAACCTCGTGGGCTCAGTTCCAGGCAAGGCACAGACAAATAACTCCGGCTCTGACAAACGCGAGCTCTATACTATCGCACAGGCCTTGCAGAAGCCTTATCACGATTTGCTGTTCCTGCCGCATGAGATTATAATCCGTTTCAACCACTGGGATAAAGTGCATCCCGATTGCCCGTTCATTCAGCTTACAACGCTCGATGAACACGCCGACGCTAAAGAAGTAACCCCTAAATCCGACAAAACCGATGAAGACGGACAAGCTGACAAATAAAAATATTCGTCAGTACATCCCTAATGTGCTGACTGAGGTAGCGGGCGAAACGCCTCTCGCTGAAAAACTCGCTCCGTTCATCGACTCGGCCAGAATTTGGCTCGAAACCGAGTATCTTGGCCCCGATGATTTCCTCTCCGAGGCGCATAACGATTATGCGCTGAGAATACTCGTCGCTAAGGCCATGGCCGATGCCGTGCCTTCTCTTGACCTCGTAGTAACGCCTACCGGCATGGCTGTCGTTAATACCGACTCCATGGCTCCGGCTTCTAAGGAACGTGTCGAGCGTCTTATCAACTCTCTCCGTGAACAGGTACGCAAGAGCATCCCCACGCTCCTTGACTTTTGCCGCTATTACGAAGCATGGCAACAGTCGGAGCGAGGCCAGTATTTCAGCTCTACATTCCTGAATTACCCGCCGGAGTGCTATGGCATCCGGGAGCTTGAAAATCTCTCTTACGAGGATTTACGCCTGCGGGCCATGACTGTAGAGCGTGAACTTGCCGACCGATACCTCGGCCGGCAGTTCATGGATAAGCTAAGAACTGACTACAGTGCCCGCACTGTCAATCGTGGCCATCCGCTTGTCGGAGCTATGCTCTCATCGGTATTATCCCTCATTGCTCCGCCTGATGGCGGCCATGTGATGGACCAGAACCGCTTGTGGCATGCTGCGCACATAGTGCTCAATGAGCTTAAATTCCACCCAGACTATAAACAGTTATGGGAGTCTGAAATGGGCGACCAGTTCAATAATCAGGGTTTCGTCAACGACATTAAAGGCGGCTTTTATTTCTGATGGAACCTCTCAATCTCACTGCCCCGAAGTCTTGGGATGAATTATCCCAGGATCAGCTCGATTTCTTGCTCCGAACCATCGCGAAAGTCAACCGCGTTAACATCAATCGTCCGTTTCGGTCGATTGATGATTTCTCGGCGCAGACGGCCGCTCAGGTAGCCGTATACTGCCTTTTTCGGTGGAACGGAGTAAGGGTTATTACTCCTTACTCCGACTCGTGGCTTGTCGCCCATGACGGCAAGGAGTATCTGATACGAGCTTCAGACCTTGCCGCAGCTACGGCTGCTCTCGAATGGGTGGCCGAGTTACCGTCCGGGCCCGTAAGGCTCGACCATATCGACAAGGCCGAAGCTGTCGATGCTGAACTCGATGACTCGTTCACTTTCGACGACTGGCTCTCTTGCGAGGCCCTTTGGCAAGGCTATCAGGTCGTGAAATCGGATAAGTTTCTTCAGCAGATGGCCGAAGTGCTGTATCGCAAGCCCGGTATAAAACTCGCAGAGCATGAAACGCTCTCGATTTTCTATTGGTGGGCCGGCCTGAAAGCCTATTGCAATCAGCTTTATCCGAATTTCTTTCAGCCTGCCGACCCTAATACTGCCGTCGAGCCGGACTGCGACATGCTGCGTCGCAATATGGACGCTCAGATTAGGGCCTTGACTAAGGGCGACATCTCAAAGGAGTCGCTTATCCTCGCGATGCCTGCTCACAGGGCTTTGACTGAGCTGGACGCTCTTGCCAAAGAATATGATGACCTTAACCGTAAGTATCCGACAAAATGAACGACCACTCCTTCAACTGGGACGCAGCAGCCTTCTTCGAGAAGCTTACTGCAGCCAATAAGCTCGCAAAGTCTAATGGCTTTATGTTCGAGCGCGTTTCTTCGCTCGAAGGGTTCCACGCTCTAATTACCGGCGCTCTGTCTACGACAGCCTTTGTCGCGGTCAGCGATACGTCTTCCGGCGGCACCGAGCTCAACAACTCGCCGCATACTCGCCGAATTAAGACGGTGTTTCTCTTCATGCGGCACAAGGCCGATGACCCGAAGGCTCGTCAGGACTGCCTCGACCTGATGAATGAACTGTTCCGGCAGTTCATGTCCGTATTGATCCAGGAGAAAACACGGCTCCGGGAAAATAGCATCTATCTCGATGACCGCATATCGTTTACCGAGATAGACAAGTATTTCTACACCGGCGGAGCCTGTGCTTTCTTTCAAATCGCTGTCGATACTTTCACTAACCTTGTCTATAACCCTGAAGAATGGCTCAGCGAAATCCTATAGACGAACGCGAGAAATTTGTCGAGGGATGGAATAATACCATGGTCGACATTTGGCGTGAGCGCATCCGTCTGCTGAAAGTGGTAGACACCGGGGCGCTCCTTGGCTCCCCATTGCAGCTTCCGGTCAGGGCTGACGGGCGCTTCTACGACATCACTCTGTCGCAGACATTTCTGGAATATGGTTTGTGGCAGGACCTCGGCACCGGCCGCGAGGTTCCGATAGGAAATCCTGGCGACATCGGCCGAGAGAAAAAGAGGGAGCGCCGCCGCTGGTTCTCGACGAAGTATTACGCCTCGATAATGAAATTGCGTGATTTCATGGCGCAATCTCTCGGCGAGGAATTCAAATCCATGTTCTGCGACACCCTCGATGCTGACCGCGCACGACATAACTCCAACTACTACCGTCGCAAAGGTCTGGTCTAAGTGTCTTTTATCCGCTATCGCTTTCCCAGTACCTTTGCTCTAAATCAATCATCTTCTATGACAGACTTTTCCTCTCTCCAATCAAAAGTCAACGACCTCAAGGCGAAGGTGGAACAAAATTCCATTACCCCTTCTTACCTTGGGGCGTTGCTCGATGACTTCATCGTGCAGATGAAGGCCATCGACATGACCGGCATGAGCGAAGACGTGAAGGCTGCTGTCCGGGATGCTTCCGAGGCTCTTTCTACGGCCAAAAATGCCCTGACTAAAGCCGGCAATGCTGAGTCTTCGGCCGCACTCGCCACAACCAGCGCACTCGATGCTGTTACTAAAGCCAACGATGCCGTCAAAAAGGCGACTGAAGCCCTCACGCACTCGAACTCGGCCGAGACTACTGCCGATGCTGCTAAAACAATGGCTGCTAACGCACAGGATAATGCCAATATCGCTATCGTCAGAGCTGATAATGCTCTTACCCGTATCGGCGCTGTGGAGTCCGCGTTAGGCAAGCCAGAAGGTATCGCCACACTTGACGGACACGGTCTCATTCCATCTAATCAGCTTCCTTCTTTTGTCGATGATGTTGTCGAATTCAACGGCTTCAATCTGTTCGAAAATACTACCCTCGAAGAGGCATCGGCAGCTACTCCTGATGAAATTCTCTTTTGTCCGGCGCTCGGCACATTCATTTGCTCTCAGCGTCAGACTGTCGCCCCGTTGTTCCTTAAATTTTATCCCAACTGGCCCGGTGCAGAAGCGTTTGGCGAAGCTTCCGCAAATGGTCGCATCCCTTACTCTGGCAAGATTTATCTTGACGTTTCTGCGAACAAGCAATACCGCTGGAGCGGGTCTACTCTCGTAACCACCGGCTCCGACCTCGCTCTCGGCGAAACTGAACAGACGGCATATTCAGGTGCTAAAGGCAAAAAGCTCCGCGAAGATGTCGACTACTTATTAGAGGCAGTCGATAATACAAATGAACTTCTCAACGACAAAGCCGAAAACGTCGACCTTGACCGTGTCGAAAATCGCAGTGAGGCTATAGGTATTCTGCCCTTTGACGGTATCTTCAAGCAGCTGGAGGGTGGAACGCTGCAACCGCCACGCACTGGCGTATGGTTCATGTATGCTACCAACCAGTTCGCCGTAAAGACATCTTCATTAGGTTATACTACGTCAGATTATAACGATATGGAGTCTGACGGTACGGCCAAGACTGCCCGAGCCGACAGGATTTTCCGCCACGATAACGACCTTTACCGTTTCGACGGCAAGAACCTCGTTCAGGTAGGTGGTGCCGCAATCGGTAACAACTACAATGCCACGGTCAATCTTCCACTCCCCACCGGCGAATATTACTATGACATCAAGGCTGCCACAATCCCCGAGAACGGCCACAATGTTCTCGAGGCTGTCTATGAAGCCGGTAAGGCTCTTATCGGTATGCAAATCACATACGCGATTAAGGCCGGTTCGTGGAAAACATTCCAGTACATAGGCGTTAACACAGAGCCTAACAATTTCAAATCTCCGGCTAACTGGATTGACAACGCCGCAATGTCGGCCGGCTCAGAGTCGGTTATCAACGTCAACTATCTTTGCGGCGACAGAGCCGTAGGTTTCTACGACCTCGCATCTGCAATTCAGGCCGTCATCGATAAGGAAACCGAGACAGGCATTATCTTCCGAAAGGCCGGCATAATCCTTACATACATAGTCGCCGAAGGCAAATGGGAAAGTAAGCAGCTCGTGCAGCGCGTTACCGACTTCGCCAACATTAACGCTTGGAAAGACTTCGGCAGCGGTGGCGAAGTAAAAACAAGCGACACTCCGGCTTCCGGTGGTAAGGATGCTTTCTCTACCGGGGGCGCTTACAATATGCTCCCCGCCCAGCATACCGTTACTCAGGAAGACGGCACAGTATCAATTCAGTTCCAGAATGCCGACGGCGAGCCGGTCATGGAGCCTGTTTCCTTCCTCGCCTCTACTGGTGGCGGCGGAGAGGTAAGCGGCACAGTCGTTTCTATCAAATTCAAGAATTCTCCGCTGTTCGGTGCCCTCGGCGCAACTATCGCCACGAAAGCCGCAATTCGTTCGATTACGATGTCCGGCTCCAATGAAGTCGACAATGCTATCGCCACTCTCGAGCTCATCGACCGCGACACAAACATTACGGTCTGGTCCGAGAACGTCAACAAGCCTTCCTCGGCCTCGATGGACGATTTCTCTTTCGACATTGACTTTACCCAGTTTCTCTCTCAGGCCGGTATGCGACGCTTCACTCTCCGCGCTATCGACGAGGCCGGATATTCTACTACAAAGTTCATATCCGTTACTGCCGAAGATATCACTGTCTCCGTCTCGGGCGTGCAAGTGCTTCATGTGCGCAACGACGCTATGATTACTCCGTCCATGACTCGTGCCACTGTCGATCTGTTCAAGTTCGAGAACAACCAAAGCAACAAAGGCATCGAGGCCGTTGTCGATATCCTCATCAACGGCCAATGGAAGGAGCTGCACAGAAGCACCGTTACGGACTCTTTCACTAAATCAATCTCCTTCAATCCCTCGGAGCTTGGTTTGAAACACGGTGCTTATCCAATCAGGATTAGCGGCACATCGCTCAACTCTGGCGTAAAAGGCAATACCGTATATTCGGCGATTATGGTAGTTGACCCTGAGGCAGAAACGCCTATTGTTGCCGTCCGCTACGATGACCGCTCCGGTGGCACTGTCAAACTCTTCGAGTCCGTAGAGTTCGACGTCGCTGTCTACAATCCAAAGAGCAACAACACCATCATCAACACGAAGGCCAACGACACACTCATTTCACAGCTTCTTTGCGATAACACCCACACTTATAACGTCAGCAAGCAGATACAGGGCTTTGCTGACGGCGATGTTGTGAAACTTTACGCAAAGGTTGTAAGCTCGTCGGACCTTCGCGACTTCCGCTCCTTTGAAGTGCAGCTTACCGTATCCGGATCTGTAATCGACGCCACCCTCAAAGAGGGCGCCCTTTACTCCTTCGACTTCTCTTCGCGCTCAAATACCGAGGCTGATCATTCTATCGTCGACGGCGATTTCCGTGTCAGCCTTTACGGGGCCAACTATACTACTAACGGTTTTGGCAATTACCTTGGCCAGAACTGCCTTCGCATCGCCGAGAATGTTACCGCCTCGCTCAACCACATGCCGTTCGCTTCTCAGGCTCTCGAAGCTGCCGGCATGGCATGGCAGTGCCAGTTTGCTACAAATAACATCAAGGACGCAGACGCTAAGCTCCTTGAATGTTATGACCCGACTTCGGGCGCAGGCTTCTACATCAAGGGCAACAAGGTTGGTATATTCTGCCGCAACGGCAACCAGTCCCTCGAAGAACGCTCGTTTAAGTGCGGCCAGCAGATTACTCTCGGCATCACTGTGGAGCCTTCGAGCATCTATGTCGAGCGCTCCGGCGTGAGATATTCGGCCCTGCGAATGTATCTCAACGGAGAGCTTGTCGCACATATCGGCTACACGCCCGGACGTGGCGACCTGTTCAATGGCAAGAACATTACCATGAACGGCACCAAGGGCGACCTGTATCTCTATTATATGCTCGCTTATCAGACGCACTACGAATGGGCTCAGGCGTTCAAGAACTACCTTGTCAAGCTCATCGATACCGACGCGATGATCCGTGAGTTCAACGCAGAGGATGTCCTCACGTCTCAGACTGCCGAGGGTACTACCGCAATGCGCCCGTCCGCCGCGGCTCTCTGGGCGCGTGGCATCCCTTATGTTGTCCTCGTCGCCGATGATGACACATTCAACACCTTCGACAGCGGAACGTCTACTTCGGACAACTTCGTTATGACGGTCTATTACTATGACCCGAAACGTCCGTGGCGCTCTTTCAAGGCTACCAACTGCCGCATACGCCGTCAGGGTACTACCTCGGCCAAGCGTTGCAAGAAGAATGTCCGCATCTACCTCTCGAAGGCTTCGCAGATTACCGCCCTGTTCCCGGATTATACAAATGCCGACGCTCTGCTCACTTACTCTCTTTTCGCCAAGAAGAAAATCCGTGTGGGCGAAAAGACTATGGCCGTCGACCTTATCACTATCAAGGTCGACTACTCGGATGCCGGCGGCGCAAACGACTGTGGCGTATGCGACATGATGAATGCTACATACCGCGCTTTGGGCGACAACTACATGACGCCCGCACAGCGTTTCTTCGACGGCACACAGGACATCGGCGACATTCATCTCGACGGCCTCGAACTCAACCATTCGACGGCCAACCACCCGATTGCAGTGTTCCGCTCTACATCGGACACTCTGCAAAATGTCTACTTCGAGGCCAAAGGTAACTGGAAGGAAGACAAGGGCGAGCAGACCGCCCTCGGCTTCATGAATACGCCCGGTTATAACCTTGGCTGTATAAACTATCAGGACGGCGGCTTCGTCGAATACTACGGCCTTCCCGGCGAGACTCTCAGTCAGACAGAGGCTCGTTTCCGCGCAGACACGACAGTCGACACAACAAAGTTGTATCTGATTTCTGAGTATTGCGGCAACCGCTACCGTTTCCTGAAATACGAGAACGGCGCTTGGGCCATAAAGACAGGCTCCATGCGACAGACAGGCGGCAAAGGCACAAAGACTTGGAAAGTCAATGGCTATGTGCTCAACCCAGTTACCGGCTTCGAGCTGCTGACTTATCAGGATTTCGACTGGTGGCGCGGTGTCGACAGCCTCGACGCGATGATGCAGACAGGCACCGGCCTCATATCGTCGTGGGTTCAGAAGCTTATCGACAAGGGTAAGCTCACGGCCGACCTCGTGCCGAAGTGGACTTACTATTTCGAGTGCATGGTCGACAACGATGACCTCGCAATAGCATATGCCACCGGCAAGAAAGTGCCGTTTGAACTGTACCGAATGCTGCGCTTCTGCGACAGCGTCGACCCCGACAAACACCCCGGCACATACGCTGCCCGAGCTCGTCAGAACTTCTACAAGTTCCTGAACACACGCTCTAAGATGGTCTACTATGGAGCGACTGACTACAATTCGCTTTACGACCAACAGGCAAAGAACATGCAGCCAATGTTCTTCCTCGAAGATGGATGTTACGTTGAAAACGGCATCTATTTCAACTCCTACGACGAGGCCGATAACTGCAATGTCGAGTCAACGCCCTCTCACATGCTGCCCGTGCGCATGTACTTCAACAAGGTATATGACGCTGACGGCGCGAACGGTAAGGATAATGACGGCGGTTGCACCGGCGACCCTGAATGCGATCCTGCAAAGCCTACCGACGAGGAAACGGGCTACGCAAACCCTTATGCAGGATGGAACTCCATCCTCTGGGTGGTGCTTCGCCTCGTTCAGGAATTCATTGTCGACGATGCCGGCAATAAGACCGACCTTCGTACTGTCATAGCAGCAATGCGCTCCGTCGAAGCGGTTGTCGACGGCGTGAACATGAAACCGTTCTCCCCGGAAGGCGCTATGTACTTCTTCATGGAGAAGCGCCTGATGATTTGGCCGAAGATGGTGTCAAGCTACGACGGCATCCGCAAATATGTACAGTACACCGCCACTTCAGACACTATCTATTTCTACGCACTCCAGGGCCTCGGCCTTACTTCGCTCCCGGACTTCATCGAGAAGCGCTGGAGAATACGCGACGGCTATTACCAGACCGGCGCTTTCTTCTCCGGCTACATCTCGGCCCGTATTGCTTGTGCCGCCGGTGCCAAAATCCGTTTCACGGCCGCCAAGACCGGCTATTTCGGCATCGGCAACGATAACACGGCAGCCGTCTCCGAGTCCGTCTATCTCGAAGCCGGACAGAGCTACGAGTTCAGCAACTTCTCGCATCAGACCGGCGCCCTTATCTATATCTATCAGGCCGACCGTATGAGCTCGCTCGACCTCAGCGAAATCTCGCTCGGCTCGTCGAATGGCGAGATTGACTTCTCGGTAATGATGCTTGTAGTGTCGCTGATCCTGGGCTCGGCAACCCATTCAGAGGTGCCGACGGGCTACCGTGCAATGTCTTCGGCCAAACTCGGTAATCTGCCCTTCCTCGAAACGCTGGATATCCGACGCACCGGTCTTACGTCCATCGATGGCTCGGGTTGCCCGCGTCTGCAGAAACTCGATGCCCGGGACTCTGCCGTAGAGTCGTTCTCAGTCGCCGAAACATCGCCTATCAACGATATCGCGATGCCTGGCTCTCTTAACGACATCACGCTCGTAGGCCTCCCTGAAATCACATACGACGGCCTCAATGCTGCTTCCGGCTTACAAGTGCCGTCGCTGTCGAAAGTGCAGCGCCTCCGCATGGAAACCTCGGCTAAGCTCGATGCCCGCCGCCTGCTCAAAGACACGCTTTCCGGACAGTCCGACGAACCGGTCCTGTCGGCCGTTCGTATCAGCGGTATGCCACTCAAAGGCGATGCCTCGGAGCTGATCACGATGCTCGACCGCAATGTTGGCGGCCTTGACTCTGACGGTGTGCGCTCGTCGCTGCCTGTTGTAAACGGCCGCTACGAACTCGGCCGCATCCTTGAATCTTCGGAGCTGCAGCGCATCGAGGCTGGCATTGAGGGCATCTCTCTCGATATCGTGGTCGAGGCATACGTCAACTCCATTGACGAGGTCAATGGAGAGTATTACTCCGGCGCACCTGAAGTAGATACCGTAACCCTCGACAACATCGGCGAACATCTGAAATATTACAACGGCGAATCCGCCGAAGAATATGTGCAGCGTATTGCCGATGCAGATAAATCTATTCATGACATTATAACCCAATAACCTCTCTCTATGGCTTCAAACGAACAATCAGTTACGCTCCTGCGCCGCAACAAAGTGGCGCAGGTTGAAGCCTTGAACGCTCTCGGATTTAAACTCTCCGAGAGCGCCAGGGCTGCCGACTTCCCCATGTATCTCAAATGGGGCAGCGGCCTTCTTGATGTCAATATTGCGGCCAACCGCAAGAACGACAACAAGAAATTCTTTTTCACAAAAGAGGAATGGCAGAGCCTTTCCGAAACCGAAAAAGCAAACTTCCTCCTTCGTGGCATCCGTGTACGCGCCCATGGTGCGAGCTTCGTAATGGGCTTTACGCTCCTTACCGCACGTCGCTGGGGTCCGAACATCTTGGTGGCAGACGCTCACGACGTGACGCTCCGCCGCGACCTCTACAAGTGGTGGGATGCCTACAACGAGACAGTTAAAGTCCGCGACTTCCTGCAAGGAAAATCGGACAATAACTGCTCCGGCGCTCCTGCCGCTGAAGCTGCTCTCGCTTATAAGGCTTTCACACTCGCTTCCGACGGTATCGAGGATGACTCGCAATGGTGCCTTCCGACTCCTGCTCATGCGCATCTGATGCTCCGCTACCGTGATGAAATAAACGACATCATTATGGTCGCTCTCGGCTCTGACTACTGCATCAAGAACGAGCAGATCTGGACGTGCCTGCAGTACCCTGATGCAACCAATGTCTACCGTCTGAATTTCTCCTCAGGCGAAATGTATGTCGTGAATAGAGCTACGACCGATTGCTCTATCCGTGTAATCTGCCTCGACTAAATCCTTTTACCCATGAACCTGATAGAAGATACCCAACTAATGAAACAAAGTAAGGCCGACCTCGTGGACGCACTTATCGAAGTCGGTGTCCCGGTCTCGGCTGACACGCCTCTCTCTGAACTTGCCGAGCTCATGAGATGGGCCGGCGGCCTACGTGACGTTACCCTCGCATGTGTGTCGAAAGCCGATGGCTCACAGGCTTTCTTTACTCGCACGCAATGGGATGCCCTCAGTGTTACGGCCAAAGGCTCGTACATTCGCATCGGTGTCCGTGTCCGCGCGGAGCGCACACAGTTCATCGTAGCCAAAGCCGATGCCCTGAGCGAAACCGGCACAACCTCGATGGCATGGCAGCCTTCGTCATCCTCTTACACCGATGTTCCGGGTCTGACAAACTTCGTAGCTAACCCTGCCATGTTCCGCGACCTCGACGGCGAGGCCAATACCGACAAAATTCTCGCGTGGGCCGCAGAGTCGGGCATTAGCCATCCGGCGGCAAAACAGGCCAGAGCCTATAAGGCCGCGACAGTCGCCGATGGCGGCTATAATGACCCGACTAAGTGGTCTCTCGCAGCCGTCGGACAGATGTTAATAATGTATAAATATCTGCTCGAAATCAATGCCGAGCTGGAGTATTTCTTCGGCACATCTGCCCGTATAGCTATCGACTGGTATTGGTCTTCGACCGAATATTCGTCTTCCAACGCCTGGTTCGTTACTATGTACTACGGCTTCGTCGTCATCGGCACTAAGTCAAATACTTCCTTTAGGGTGCGCCCGGTGGCGCGGGTTGCCGAGGCGGCGATATAAACCCTTTCACACTTTTTCACTTGCCGTGTGTAGTCCCCGACGATAGGAGGGGTGGAGCACGGTAAGTGCCACTACCGCGAAGCGGTCGAAAATTTTTTATTTTCGGCCGCTTGCAATATTTATTAACATCTTCTCGTTATTGCGGTATGGCTCTTACTGAGGATTTAAATATTTATCGCTCCATGTACAAATTGCTCCTTGCTCTCATCGATGCAAGGAACGATTTCGATAAATCGTTTAAATATGTCGTGGGCGAGCGCATGATCAACACCGCGCTCGATTGCGTTTCACTTATCCATTTCGCAAACGAGGACCGGCGCAAAGGTGCGCGAGCCGAACACCTCGATAAGTTCCTGATTGAATTTGACATTTTAAAAACTCTCATAATGGTATGTCGAGACAGGCGGCAGTTTAAGAAGGACTCTGTCCTTGCCGATGTCTTCCTGCTCGTGGCTGACGTGGAAAACCAAGCCGGGGCATGGAGACGAAGCGCTACCGTCTGAAAGCCGGAGTCATGGCAAGGGTAAGGGTAACGCCCGGAGGCTTTGCTTCGTGTCTTGGCCATGAGTGAGCAACTACATAGGAATATCGGGTAGCCCACTATCTGCATGGGTAGTAACATCTTCAGTGGCTACTGACGTCTTCCAACGCCTGGAACGTTACAATGAACAACGGCAACGTCAACAACAACAATAAGACAAATACAAATAGGGTGCGCCCGGTGGCGCGGGTTGCCGAGGCGGCGACAATCCCTGTAGTCTATGACATACCATTTTCTTCTGTTATCGAGGCATGGATTGACTGTGAACGCGAGAAGCGTTCAAGCAATTCATGCACTAAATTCCGGTGGCATGCTGCCCGTGATCTCGTCGAGCTATGGGAACAGATGCGCACCGCTAAATATAAGCCGAAAGCCTCGATGGTTTTCATGGTAACGCACCCGGTCCTGCGTGAAGTGTGGGCCGGCTCGTTCCGCGACCGTGTCGCCCACCACTGGGAACACTTGCGTTACCAGCCCGTGCTCGAGCAATACTTCATCTATGCCGGCGACCGTTCTATGAACTGCCGCAAAGGTTACTGCGCTCTCCGGGCCATCGAGACATTCAACAAGGCTATCTACGATTTCACTGAAGGCTACACTCGCGACGACTGTTATATCGTCGGCGGAGATTTCGCCAACTTCTTTATGTCGGTAGATAAACCTCTCCTTTGGCCGCTGCTTGAGGAACTGATGGCTAAAGCATACTCTCGCCCCGACCTACAGGCTGTCCTCTATATGATGAAGACAACGCTCTTCCATCGATGCCAGGACAACTACTTCAAGCGTTCATCTGATGATATGTGGGACGGCTTGCCACCGCGCAAGAGTCTTTTCTATATGGACGGTATGCCTATCGGCAATCTCCCGTCCCAGAACTGGGCCAACTTCCTCGGTGCCGTCGCCACGATATATGCGGTCTTCCATTTGAAAATCTCTGGCTTCCTTATATTCGTGGATGACTGGCGCGGTCTCGTCCGCTCACTCGACGAGGGGCGCCGCGTTATTGAGGACTTCAGGCGATTTCTCGCCGAAGACCTGCATATCACGCTGCACCCGGATAAAATCTATCTTCAGCACTACACCAAGGGAACGAAGATGGTTGGCGCGGTCATAAAACCGCCCTGCAATCGTCCTCGCCCGGTCAACAGGGTTAAGAACCTTTGCAAATGGCTCTCTCGCGGCTTCAGTCAGGCACCAATCCCCATAAAGAAATTCAAGAGCTTTCTCCTGTCCGGCTTGAACAGCCAAACCACTCGAAAGCCCTTGCAGGGCCGCGTCTACATTGCTAACCGCACACGCGGCCACTTTATCGAGTCAATGCGCCGCTTCAAGGTCCGTGCCGAAGCCACGGACGATGCCGGACGCATCAAAATGCTCGAGGAGCTGAGAGCCAGTGTCAACTCATACCTCGGCATGATGGTCCACTTCAACAGCTACAAGATCCGGCGCCGCATCGCCGAGGAATGGATATTGCCTACTTGGGGCAAATATATTTACTTCATCGAGGATTTTTCAGTGATGAAAATCCGAAATGAATTCGATGAGAAGTTCTTGCTTCGCCGTCGCCTTAAGCGCCGTAAATTCGCCGCTAAGTTCATCAGGCCGAAGTGGTCGCCCAATTAAGCGGTACGAGCGCGACGCTCGGTCCGGCCCTGCCAGTCGACCGCATCAGCGGGGCCTCTTACATGAAAGCCGTGTCGGGGCTGCGCCCACGTTCTCTGTCTATGCCCGTTCATCGCGCCGTGTCGCTCCTTCCTCGCTAAGAACAGGCGGCGACGCCCTGCGGTCGTTCGCTGTCTGTTCCGCTCGTCATACTCAACACCGCGCTGCTCTCTCTCCTGCATGGACGGTTCACTCGTTACACCGCTTACACTCCTGAGGCTTCTCCCGCTGATGTGGTCTCCTTATGCTGCCGTCCCATAGCGTCGCGCTCCTTTGTCCCCGCCCACGCCCCAAGCTCCCATTCCGGCCTATTCCTGCGGCATCGGGCGGCGCACGTCATGGCCCTCCCGGGATAGTGGCCGTGGGGCGGCCTTATGTACGGACGAGTGGGGGCTGCGCCCGCGTTCAGTAGCCGTGCCCTCTCCCTTCATAGAGTGTCGCTCCCACTACATTATGGGCTGAGGTGAGACTGCCCTGCGGACAGTCCTCACCTCGACCCTTCATTCCGTTCTCTCAACACACTATTACCGGTCGTTCCTGCATGGCTGTTTCACTCTCACTCCACCGCACAACAGGCCGCTAACCCATGGCTCACTCTATCCCTATGCTGCCATGACATTAACGCCGCCCTTGGCCCACCCCAGGCCCCTCGGCATGGGCAGAGTGGCACGCTCACGCTCCACTGCGTCAGCTCATCTCCGCTCCACTCTGGAGAGTGTTTGTAGTGGTCTGCGCCCACTACACGGAGCATGTCGCTCACGGCGCTGTCAGCACCACCTCACGGGGCTGGCCTCTCTCGTGCGCCAATGCCGGGCAAGCCGACATACGCGCACTCATCTTCCCTCTCGCCCTGTGAGGCCGTGCTTCCGGCGCTGTGGGCCTGCGGCCTCGCTCCTATGCACCGACACACACTCCATCCCTCTGCTCCGATGGCTGACTCCGCTACGCTCATGCGCCCCTCACTCCATGCCGAGCCGTTTTACCGCCCACAAAGGGCAGAGCGGTGGCCATGCACGAGCCTTTGCCCCTCATGAAGTGGCATGGCTCGCACAATGGCCGCAATACCGTGCGCCTCTCGCTGTCGTTCGGGGGGATTTTCCCCCAAAGGCGCACTACCGCACGGCATATTCCGAAAAATCGAAAAGAGGGGCAAGGTCTGCGCTCCATAGGGCGGGCGGGGGGTCTTCTGACAGAAAAGAGGAAAAATTTCCCCTTTACCCCTTTTTAATCGCTGATTTATCAGCTTGTTACGATTTCGACTACTGGAAAATCGTAGAAAATTGTAAAAATCTCCGCTCCGAGAGCATGAAACCGTCGCTGAATTTCAGTCTTTTATCTGCCCTTGAAAATGCCCTGAAAAGACTTTTAATGTTAATAACTTGTCGTATTGGAAAATTTTTTGTATATTTGTGGTACATCATGGGAACTATAATTTTCATATTACTCGCAATCGTGGTCATGAGCGCAATTAAATTGCCTCCGCCATCTGCCACTTCTGGCGAATTGACAGCTGAACGCCGCCGTCAGCTTCGCCGCGCCGCTCGCCGTGCTCGAGAGAGCAACAACGGCGGTCTCCCATGGTTCGGGAAAGGAAAACGTAACAGACAAAGAACAACCAAATACTATTGGGATAGTTAAATATAACGCCACGGCATACTTTAGCCGTGGCGTTTTCGTCTTTTAGAGGCTGACTTTTTGCTCGTAGCTTTGTGCAAATTCTCTCCACAACTATGAGCAATATTAACGATAAAGCGACTGTCAGTCTTTTCGTCAACGGCGAACAGGCCGAGTCCGCAATGGACAGGCTTCGCAAAAAAGCCGAAGACCTCGACAAGCAGCTTCAAACAGCCATGGCCGCAGGCGATAAAAAGTCGGCCAACAAGCTAAGACACGAACTCGACCGAGTTACTAAAGAACTTAATAAGACCGAGTCAGCTGCGAAGGGAACGGGTATTGTTCTCAACGACCTTGGCAACACTTCAATTCATGGACTGCGTAACGCGCTGAAATATCTCCAGCGTGAACTCTCCATGACTAAGCCAAACTCGGAACAATGGCACAAGTATGCCGACCAAATAGAACTCGTTAAGGGGCGCATTGCTGAACTTAACAACGAGCTTGAAGGGGGACAATCTCTTTGGGCCCGATTTAAGAGTTGGGCAGAAGATACATGGCCGGCAATAGACCTTCTGACGAAGGGATATGACGCTGCCGTCAGCTCTCTGCGAGAATATGTCGACGCATACGCATCGATGGACCAAGAGCTGGCGAATGTCCGCAAATTTACGGGAATGACGGCTGAGCAAGTCGAAGACCTGAACGAGGAATTTAAAAAAATGGACACTCGCACCACCCGCGAGGGCCTAAATCAACTCGCCCAAGAAGCCGGGCGTCTTGGTAAGACATCTAAAGAAGATGTCCTCGGTTATGTGAGAGCCGCAGACCAAATCAATGTCGCTCTCGATGACCTTGGCGACGGAGCTACCCTCACTCTTTCAAAATTGACCGGCGTGTTCGGCATCGAAAATATCTATGGAACCGAACAATCTCTTTTGAAAGTTGGCTCGGTTGTAAATGAACTCTCGCAGAACTGCCGCGCTTCCGCTCCATATCTTACCAACTTTGCAGAAAGAATGGGAGGTGTTGGCGCACAAGCCGGAATGACTATCGACCAAATAATGGGACTCGGAGCAGTTCTTGACAGTAATGCCATGGCTGTCGAGGCTTCATCCACGGCAATTTCGCAGGTCCTTGTCAGAATGATGCAGGATCCTGCCAAATATGCTAAAGTCGCAGGACTTGAAGTCGAGTCTTTTGCGGAAAAGCTTCGTACTGATGCAAACGGAGCTTTACTTGAATTCCTCGACGCTCTCAATAAGGCCGGCGGCATGGATGTACTCTCTCCGATGTTCAAAGACATGGGCGAAAACGGTTCTCGTGCCATCGCTTCACTTTCTACCCTCGCTATTCACATAGACGATGTTAGAGCTCAGCAAGAGGCTGCCGCCGCTGCATTTCGCGAAGGCACGTCAGTCGGAAATGAATTCTCTGTTCAAAATGACACGGTAGCGGCAGCTCTTGAAAAATGCAAGAACCGCGCTAACGAACTGAAAGTGGAACTCGGCGAGCGGTTATACCCTCTTATGAAGCATTTCCTGACAACTGGCTCGGCTATAATGAGGGGATTGCTCATAACAATACGCTTCGTAGCCGAACATAAGGCTGCCATCATTGCTCTCACGGCAGCGGTAGCTGCTTATCACATCGTTCTCAGTAAGGAAATCATCATCAAGAAAATTCGTAACGCCATTGATACAATTCACTATGGCTACCTCGTCCTTGAGTCAAAAGCTACAAAGACCCTTACCTTGGTAACCGAAGGCTTACGGCTTGTTTATTTCCGCCTTACAGGACAAACCAGTAAGGCGATTATGGCTCAAAAGGCATTCTCAGCTGCTATGGCTGCAACGCCTTGGGGTGCTATACTTACGGCTATAACTGTTGCTTTAGTAGCATTCAAGTCTTTTGGCGATGAGGTGGAAGATTTAACAGTTGACCTTGACACACTTAAAAAGGGCCAGGAAGAAGCAAACATCCGTTTGGCCGAGGAAAGAGCTATCCTTCAGCAGAACATCAATACTCTACAAACATTCAACGGTACTAAAAGCCAGGAGCAGCAGTTAATTCAGCAGCTTAATGAAAAGTATGGTGGCTTCTTCGGTACATGCTCTACACTTAAAGAGTGGTATGAGACTCTGACTTCGAAGGGTAACGATTACTGTAATTCAATCTATCAGCAAATTCTGATGGAGGCCAAGAGACAGCAAGCTCTGGACCTTGCAAAGAAAGCCAATGAAGCCCGCGAAAAAGGCCTCAATGGCGAGGGTATAACTAATGGAGACAATCTTTATGAGTTTATAGAAAACCTTAAATATCTGCCATCGTGGGACCATCTGAGCTGGGATGAAGCTTATGATGCCGTATATGACAGGAACAAGGCTAAATGGGACCAATATGCGGATGCACTTGAAGCTCGAGCACAGCAGATGATGAGAGACTATGCTACAGAAGTCGCATCTCTTAATCCATTTACTGCGTCTACAACAACGACAACAACACCGACCATAGAGCCAACAGTCTTACCTCCGGGCGATACTACTCATGACCGCTTTGCAATAGAGAAAGCAGCTCGAGAACGTGCGGAGGCCGTCGCTCGCATCTCCTATGCCAAAGGCGAATCGGACTATGAGACATATACTCAGCGCATGAACGAAATTGCTGTAAATTATTACAACATGTTGCGGGAACGGACTGACCTCTCGGCTAACGAACATCTTTCAATTCAAGCGGACTATTGGGAAGCGGTTAATAAGCAAACCAAAGCCCAAAACAGTCAACTCATAGCCGAGGAGACCCAGGACTACAACGATAGCCTCGCAAGACTGCGCGAAGCTTTCGTTGCCAGGCTCGAAGTCGGCAATATGTCTGCGGAAGAACGTCAGAATGTCGAAGATGTCTACAACGAGTCCGTTGAACTCGCCGAGCTCGAACATTTGCGCCGTCTTGTCGAACTCACAAAGGAAGGAACCGAAGACCGACGGAAAGCAGAGCAGCAGTATCTCGACGCTCGGCTTAGGGCTGCCCAACGTCATCAGCAAGAATATGAAAGTAAACAGGCCGAGCATGAACGGAAACTCGCCTCTTTCAAGGATAAATACTTCGGCCTTAATGCAGATGAGAAACAAGCGGCCTATGACAACGACATTGCGGCGCTAACAGAAGTCTATAATGCCGAAATTCGTGCAGCTGGTAACAATGCCGAGGAAAGACTGCGTATCGAGGAAGCTTTCCAACAAGCGAAACTTGCCTTACAACGACAATACGGACTTCTTGCCGAGGAAGACACTCGCAACTCGATGCAGAAATCAGTCGACTCTTCTCTTGAATGGCTCAATGGCGACGGCGGACAGGCCTTGACCGGGACTCTCAGAACTCTAACATCGGGGATGTCTTCAATCTTCTCGGGTCTTTCTACGCTGATCCAGGCCGAGCTCGAAATTCAGACGGCTAAAATCGAGAAACGATATGACCGCGAAATTGAAATGGCACAGGGCAATTCATACAAAGTTGCCAAGCTCGAAAAGCAGAAAGAGAAGGAACTTGCCAAGGCGAAGAATGAAGCTAATAAAAAGATGTTCGCCATGCAAGTTATTCAGGCAGTGGCTCAGACCGCACAAAACGCTCTTTCGGCATACGGTTCTGCTGCCGCAATACCCGTCGTCGGTTATATCCTCGCTCCTATCGCGGCAGCCATGGCTGTCGCTGCCGGTGCAATTCAGATTGCAGCTATCAAGAAGCAGCAACAGGCTTCGGAAGCACAGGGCTATTCAAAAGGTGGATTTACGAAACCAGGTGCCGTCGACGAACCTGCGGGCATCGTTCATGCCGGCGAATGGGTGGCTTCGCAGAAACTCCTCGCCAACCCTGTCGCTCGGCCGATGATCGAGGCTCTTGACCGGGCACAGCGAACCAACACGATTGGATCGCTTAAGCCCGAGGACGTGTCGCGCTCCATCAGAGCCAACGACTCGCTCGCCCGTATCGCCGAAGACGATAACCAGGGCGCCCTCATGGTGGCTGCCTTCGCCCAGAACTCTCAGGCCGTCGGCGCTCTCGTCGAACGTCTAAACGAGCCTTTCGTTACGGTCAACACGGTTACGGGCGACCATGGAATTAAACAGGCCCAGGACGAATACTCGCGCCTGATGGATAATGTTACACCTAAGTCGAAACGTAAAAAATGATCATTCTCGTAAACGGCAAGAAAGCCATGCTGAAATCTGGCTTTTCTTTCGATTATGTAACCGAAAATCGGCTATTCCTCGGCCGAGACGGCTATACTCTCTCGATGGCCTTTCCACTGAAGGATTGCCCGGAAAATGTAGAAATTTTCGGGCAAATCCACCGAGCCGATGTAACAAAGAGTAAAATTAACTTCGAGTGCTCTATTATAAGTGGCAAAACGTCGCTCTTTGGCACTCTTTCGGTCGTGAAAGTCTCTGAAACGGATGTCGAGTGCCAATTCTCCGAGGGTCGCTGTGCTCAAACGGTTACAAATCCTTTCGAGGATGTGTTTATAACCGAATTGGACCTCGGATGCGGCCCGACTACCGACCAATCTACAATAACTCCGGTTCAAGCATGGAAAGGTATTGATAGTGGAGCCAACGAAGTCGCATTGCCATGGGTCAACGAAAATTCGCCGTCCGTGCCTAACAACTGGGTTAACCTGGAGTCAAATGTCTATACATGGGACTCGGAAAACAGAATGCTTTCATGGCAGCCATATCTTATTGTAATCGCCAAAAGAATTTGCGATGCCATAGGTTATGAATATGACTTTACCGAATGGGAGCAGAGCCCGATGCGTCATATCATAATTTGCAACACTCTTCCCGGAATATGGTACATGCCGGAATATGCAAAGGTCCTTCCAGAGTGGACGGTCTCGGAATTTTTTGAGAAACTTGAGCTATTCCTCATGTGCGAATTCGACTTCGACCATAAGGCCCAGGCTGTGAAAATGTCGTTCTCGAAAAAAAAGCTCGAAAAAATCGCCCCGGTGCATATCGAAGATGTGGTCGACAGTTATGGCGTGGAAGTCTCGCAAGATGAACATGTTTCTTGCGATTATATCGCAGCGAAGCGCCTTGCATACAAGGAATGTTCCCATTCGATGCAAGGCTTCTACTCTTGCGATTGGTATGTGAATAACTGTCGTGCTATAAAGAAATATGAGACCTTGTCGGATCTCATGGAGAAAAACAAACGTAAAGACTCAGTCAGACCGGGACAAATAACCCGTGTGCATTGGGGTGAGCAAATGGGCGACGGCTGGGATCCTCGTGTAACTACGCTCAACGCTTTATTATATGCTGAAAATGTTGATACATATTTTGCGTTTCGCTCAATCGGTACGGAATACCTTGGGGATAGGGTATCTCGCCCGGTATATACACAGATATATGTCTTACAGCCTGTAAATGTCTTCGGTAGTGGCACCGTTGAAACGGACGATACAGAGACGGAAGAAATTGAATTTGTCCCGGCTTGCATCATGGACACATTCATAAACAAGGATGATGACAAGGGTTATATGTTGTTCCTTAATCCATCGAGCTTCGACGAGTCTTCATCAGACTCGGACGCAGCATCAAGCGGAACACGCCCGGGTGCAAATCCTGACTATGACCCCTCGGCGATTAGTCAGCCTGGTCCGGCTTCTTCTATATCACGGGGCAAAACAGAGCGTGCTTCGAGCTACTACGATGAAATATATGTTGGTTATTGGGACGGAACCATAATAAGTTTTGTAAAAACTCCTTTTCCCATAGTGGACAGCGTTATTATTGCTCAGGATTGGCAGAGCTATCATCGTAAGAATTTCTCAATGCGTCTACATGGTGGCACGATCAATTCAGAAGTTAGCGCAAAAACGCAACTTCCTCAAATAAATGCCCGCCAAAAGTTCAAATTCTCGTGGCTTGCCAATGAAATACCAAATCCACGAGCTACTTTCTTCATCAAGGGCAAAAAGTACATTTGCGAAAAAATAACTGCTACATTTACCGAAAATGGCATGTCGCAGTTATTAAAAGGCGAATTTTATCCGGTTCTGGAAGAAGACTAAAGGGCGCCGTCAAGGTTGAAGATCTCAGGATTTACATCCTCACTGTGCTCAGTGTAAATCTCCGTGATTGCAAGCGACGAGTGCCGCGCCTGGTCTCTCACTTCGATTGTTGGCATCTTGTCCTTCAGCATGGCGGTTATCCCGGTATCTTTGAGCGAGTAAAATTTCCATTCCTTGTGTAATCCGAGAGGCTTGCGAAGGTTATCCCAATGGTCTCGGAAATGCTTCGGGTCTATCTCGTATCGACCCGGACGCAGATTATAGGAGAAAATGAAGTCATCCATGGGCGCAGAGAACACACCAAGGTCTATTGCATACTGGATGACTTTCTTTGGCAATGTTATCGTCTGCTTCTTCTTGTTCTTACTGCACTCTGCAGGGATGGTTACAGTACCGGCTTTCAGGTTGAAATCACGCACTCGTAGGCGAGTCATCTCAACTGGCCGGATAAAGCAGTAATACAAGAGGTAGCAAGCTAAGAGAAAGTGCGGCTCGTGCTCCTTGCAGTAGCCGGCAAGTTTACCGATTACATCAAGAGGAATGCACGTCCGTTCTTTCTTATAGAGTCTTTTGCTGATGGGCGCGATACCGTCAGTCGGCCGACTCTGCAAGTAACCTTTCTCGACGAGGAACCCGGCAAAGACCCGAAGAAAGTTCAGATAATTATTCCTCGTCTGCGCTCCGTTGGCGCGGTCGATGAATACATAGTCCAGGAACGCGACGCAGAACTTCCGGTCGAACTGGTAGACGTAATAAAGCGGATTGCCGCTCTTGATGTATTCTCGTAGGATTTTGACATACGACTTATAGCCGTTGTATGTCTCTTTGCGAAAGTAACCACTCGCCAGCATCTTCTCGATGTGAGCTTCGTAGCGACTTAATGCGTCCTCGAACACAAAGAGGTCCGAGGTGTCCTTGGCAATCCAAGGGTTCCAGCCATGACTTAATTGATCACAGAGTCGCTTAATGACATTCCGGACATACTGTCGGCGTTTGACAACACCCTTTATTCGGTTTGTCTTAATTCGTTTACGTCGCATCTTGCCCTGCTCGGGGTCGTAGGCATAGAACTCGATGAACGAGCAGCCCTCGGTTTCGCGGTAGACTGGCGGCGTATATTGGAACGCAGAGCTTACTCCGCTGAGAGTGCTGATCTGCACTCCGGTTCTCCCATTATCGGGAGATTGGTTCGTTGGTGAACACATTTTTTTAACATTATTTAGCGGACATATCCGGCTAAATAATGCACGATTTGACATTGGGATTAAAACGACCTGTCCCGTTTTTGTCCCGGCTAAATTTGAAAAATGCTTGTAAGTCGCTGACTTACAAGCATTTAACCCTAAATGGGTCGGGGTGAGAAGA